CGAGAGATAACCAGAGAGCCTTACGAAGCTTTTAGGATCCTAGGGGGTAGTTATTTACTCTCCCGTTTCGACTGTTCTTTCCGCTGCTCACGGATAGTGTCTTGAAGTTTACGGTTTGCACGAGGAGAAAGGGCCATCGCACCAGATAGGGTAGCCATAGTGTCTGACAGTAGAGCGATATTGAACTCCACTTTTGACTTCACAGTGTTCACGAAAACACCTTCCTTGAAAATCCAGTCAACAGAATAATGCCGCTGCAATTGAGTTAACAAAAGCGAAAAGTTCAAGTTCCCACCCTCCCGATCCAGCACCACACTATCTAAAGCAGTCAACGCTTTATTAACTAATGAGAATGCGGGAGGATTTTCCGAACCTAGGTTGTCAACAGAGAGGATATCCATAATCGGAGTTCTAAACTGATCAATAATTTGACCTTTTGCCATCGCGGAGATAGAAGCGTCACCTGCCCGGAGGGCTGATAGGATAGTTCCTACCCTATCGACCTCTTGGGTAACGGCTCTGACGATCGGGCTAAACGGTTTAAGCACCGGGAACGCTCTACTAAGAGCCTCGGTACGAGCCGACAGGTACGTCTTATCGACACCAGCCAACTGAGTAACCAGATGACCTTCGGCCTTAGACATTATTATACCTGCTACAAGAGCCGATTCCTTAAGTAGTGCATCCAAGCGTTTAATCTGGCTAACCACTGCTGAGTATAGGTAGGCATGGTATAGGTCTACCTCGGTCACTATTTGACCATCATACATACTGCTTAACGATAGATTATCCGTTAATGACCCAGAAGGGTACTTCAACCCCGTCACAGACGAAGGTAGGGCATTGATCTGAAGTAATTTTATACTCGACTCACGATCAATAAGCCCTAGAAGCACAGTAACACATAGCGCACGATCAGTGAAGGCGCCCCGCCCAATTAAGATATCTTGCAGTCTAACGACGTTATGAGCCGCCCCTGCCACTTTAGCGATCAATTTAGTCGGATAGGTAGTTAACTCTATCCCTTTGATGAAGATCCGTTTGCATAGTTCCGCGGCTGGAGTAGAACCACTCTGATAAATGAAGGACTTAGGTATTGAAATATCCACATCGATCGATGCCATGATTTCTTGGTAAGCTTTCGCGATGTCCGATCCAACAAGTGAAATATCGTCCCCAACAATACGGTAGTTCGTGAAAAGGCCTTTGCGACCCGCACGCTGTGATGCCAAC